ATGGTAGTATTATCTATCTCTATATCTATACCAGGCTCACAAACCTCTTCCCAGATTCCTTCTCCGAAACGTGATGGTGTGAACGTGACTGTCTCACCTGCACTGATAGTTCCACTACCTATACCTGATTGACCAGCTATATCGAATGTATTAGTAGCTACATTTGATATAGTATATAATCCATCTACTGCAGCACCACTTGTAAAGTCCGTAAAAATTGTGTCTCCATTACTTAAGCCATGTGCTGTTGCGGTAACTGTAACAGTAGTACCTGATCGAGCGTAGGTACCGGTTTGTGTTATATCAGCAGTTATACCTTCAGCTTGGAAACGTAAGTAATAATCATCTACATCTTCTCCACTATTAACAACACGTACAGTATAACCATGCCTACATACACGTGGTAAGTTAGCTATATTATTAACTTCACTAGTAACAACATTCATCAACTGTCTTTCAGGTGTTGTTATTCCAAAGGGTGTAGCACGGTATAAATGTAAACCGTTACCAGCTATTGTACATGTAATACCAGTACCACTTATAGCATCTAAGGTAGCTTTTAAATCACCTAAAATACCTGCTGCTGATACATGTTCAAAGTTATCAGATGAGGTAGGCTCAGGACGTACCATAGCTATGTTAGCCCTGGATGTTATAGTTACATGATTCTTAATAGTAACAGTAGTAGTCAGTCCTTTTTGTGAGGTATATTGATGTGTATCGTTTGTTGTCCAACCCTCACCACCAAATTGTAATTTACAGTACGGGTTATAGGCATCATGATAGTTATCAGAGTCATCATCATCTGTTGGTTGAGGTGTACAGCGTGAGTCCATCTCATATCTAAGATTACTCTTACCACCTGAGCTAGTATTTGGAGGTGAAGTAGAATGAATAGCTGTACCTGTATTTACGTTGACAACTTCCCTACCCATACCTGTACAGTCACCATTACCTACGGTTGAACTTGATGTGCTTGTTCCATTAAGTGATACAACTTCATCTACTACCGCCGTGGTAGCACGGTTATAGGAATAGACTGAATTATCAGTTGGGTCATAAATATCTAAAGCATATTGTTTACCATAAGAAATGGTATCAAGTTCTATGAATGCTTCATTTAATTGTGTAGGTGATTTATCATTAGCTCCTGTTTTCATTGCAACAGTCTTACGTCTGTTAACAAAGAAAGTAGTTTCGTTAATAGTATTAACTTGTATATCAGAAGACTTCTCATCTGATAGAGCTTGGTTATCTAAGTAAGTAGCCTTATTTGTTCCAGCAATATTTGCATAATCCACGGGTATTTGAGCACCGTCGCTGCATCTCCATATAAGAACAGCTCCATCAGCCCCAACTTGTCCAATGTATTGTTCATCATCATCTGTATAAATATCAAACCATTTTGTATGTGATGCTGTTGATGGAGATATTGTTGTAATGAGGTGGCTACCAGGACGTTTGTCTAATTGACTAACAACATCAGGTACACCATTAACTAGGTCTACTACTTGTCCTGGTACTTTTCTTTCATCTGGTTGTGTAGATATACCTAAAGTATAATTAGGTATTTTTTGTGTGACACTAGCCATTATCTTCTAAGTGTTTGATAAGGTTTGTAAGGTTGATAAGCTGACTCATCTGGCCAACCAAAGTATGAATGGTCACCTTGATTACATTCATATTCCATACATGCAGCTCTAGCTTGTAACTCGTATGTCGATAACATCTGTTGTAGTTGAGCATTAGATACTAACTGTACAGCAGCTCTACCTGATGCTTTATATATTATATATCTTTGGAAGCAAGTAGGGATATCCTCAAAGTTAAGTAGTCTTACTTTATTAACATAGAAGTAATCATCATCTGGATATTCAAATGTATGATTTACTCTATCATATAATTTCCAGAGACCATCAGAATCTTTGCGTCTTACAAAGTCACGAGTTCTATCCCATTCATCTGTATTATCTATACGAATAACATCTGATCCAATTATAATTTTATTATCACTTGTACTTACATTTTCTTTTATATGGTATTCAAGATTAAAAGTCCAACCCTCATTCTGGACATCTTGGTTCACCTCTTTCAGTATATTATATATGAAAGATATTTCAGGGTTATTAAAATCTATACCAGAGATGGGGGCTTGACCAATACTACCAAGAATTGCATTCACTGCGGATAGTTCGGTATCGATGGTTACAGTCGTGGTAGTCATAGTTAAGAATTATATAAAAAAAAGGGGAGCCGAAGCCCCCCGTTGAGTTATGTGTATTGTCCAGCGACAACTGCACATGTGTCTACTACACCTGAGCTACCAACGGTAGAGTATGCTAGACGTAAATTTTTAGTTGTGGATGCAACACCTGATGCGCTGCCTGATCCACTTGTATCAGAAGGAGAGATACGTGTTTCAGTTCCTGCACCGCAAGAACCGTATTCTCCAACTGCTGAAGGAGCTGCCATAATATTTAGTTAGTTAAGAAACTGTACCTATGTTAGCAGGACTCAAATGCTTCCGACCATACTCTAATGGAGTAGGTGGGTTCTTAGTGACTGATTGATCAACTTGACCAATGCCACTAAGACTTGCACCGTTCCCTTTAACTCTAGTTATAGTTGTAGATGTTCCAGGGTTAAGTGACATAATTAGCTACGTGCTGAAGTTAGTTCAATTGCACCTGCAGGGTTTAGTGTACCTACACCCATTGCAAGTCTTCCAACCATAACATCACCTTGGTAAAGGACTGATACGTCCCCGCCTGTTACTTGAACTTGAGGTCCAACGGCTTCCACTATACCTGCAGCATCTCTTTGATAGATCAAACCACAGTGAGTAGAGAAGTCACCATTGTAACTGTTGTTCTCACCAGACACAGGGTTAACTGTACCAGCTAAGAATGGTAGGTTGTTAGAACGCTTGATTGAGATACCAGCTATTTCAACTAGACCTTCACCAGAGTTTAGGTTACCTTGTGAGTTACCATAGTCTCTGTTTAGGATGTTAGAAGATACCTGAGATACAAGAGCGTAGTACTGACGTGGGTTTAGTACGGCTGTACGTCCTGTCTTAGGTAGGTTCTTTTCATCTAGAACTGCTGCTGCCTCAAAGAAGGCATCCACTAATGCTTGTGCATTGTACTCCTTAGTCACACCAAGCTCGATGGTTGTACCACCTGGCTCTGGACCTGGAGATGCAGTGATAGGATGAGCTTCCCTTGCAGCTAGTGCAATTGTACGGAAGACTTTCTTATCATATGCTTCAGCCAGTGCATGACCGATCTTCTTAGAGATCTCTGACCTCAAAGAGTAATGAGCAAGTGTCTCATCTAAATCGTAAACGAACGCAGAGCTGATTAGAAGGTCATCACATTGGATGGTCTTCTCAGCTACTGGAGGATCGCCTGAACCTAGGATTGGCTCACCTGGAGTATGGTAAGCAGCTTGCATTCTACCTGTGAAGATGAACTGTAATGATTTACCATTCTTCAAGGTACGTCTTTGCACAGTATCACGTGCAATAGTTGCTGACTCATAAGCTTTAAATAGCTCACCTGAGAACAGCTTCAAATAGGTCGCATACTTGGTATCATACGTTTGAGAACCAGCGGTGTTTGAGACCGCCTTATTCAAGGCACCGAGTACCGACTGTGTGGCATTAGCCATTGTTAGTACGAGAGTTGTATAGTTTACGGACTCTCAACGTTGAGAAAATTTTTTCGAATTATTTGTTGTGGTCTATCCCACCGTCTAGACAGCTTCAGGGTATCCTCGTAAGGGCCATCAGCCAAAGCGGGCGAGGAGAATCGAACTCCTGTAAGGTTAGCTTGGAAAGCTACCGTCATCCATTGGCACCCGCAAGAAAGGAGGTTGCCCTCCAATCTAAAATGTTACCACTTTTTCCAAACTACATTGGAACCTGCTAGTAGGTGAGTACCAGAAGCTGATCCTGTAATGTTAGCTGCTTGGAATACAATGTTACCTTTTGTAGCTGCTGTTGAAAGAGCATTGAAAGATACTTGTAACCATAGAGCAGAAGTAGCGGCACCTACATCAACACCAACTGTTTCACCAGCTCCGTCTGTTGAGTATGTACCTGTTGATTCTAAGTTAGCTGCAGATGCAGTAACTGCACCAGTGGATTCAGAAACAGAAGCTATAGATTGCGTTGCAATAGTTGTGGCAACTGCTGTTGAACCATCAGACTGTGCTAAGTTTGCAATTCTGTAGCTTAATTCATTTGTGTTATCGGAATCATACCATATAGTATAGATACCCATAACTCTTTCATAGCCACCAATTGGAATACTAAGAGCAGATTGAGTTGCTAGTGTAGCAGATGATAGATCTGATCCATCATTAGCTAGGATAGCACCGTTGTCATAGAACGTACCTGTAGTATATACAGTAGTTCCATAAGTTGTGTTGCTGTTAAAAGCCATAGTTAATTATTGAAAAGGTTGACCTCCCGCAGTTCCGCTACGGGAGACTTAGTTTAATGTGGTTCCGCACATACTTCTCTATAAATAGAATTAAGGATTTAATTTATTTACCAATACGCTTTACAGCAGCGCGAGACTTGGAAAGAATATCACCTTTAAGAGGTACAAATCCAAGAGAGGGAGCCTTAGCCTGGGCTTTATCACTTAGCAAGTAGTTAAGTGATTCTTGGACGGCTTTAGTATTTCTACCATTACCAGTCTCGTAAGCAAGAATCCATGTAAGCGTAGCGATTGGATATGC